ACGATCGAGAGCGACGAGGCCATAGAAGCCGGTGCCGCTTGGAAGGTGGGCGAGAACGGCGAGTGGATGAGAAGCGGAGCTACCCTTTTAGGCATACCCAAAGGTGAGCAAACCGTATCCTTCAAGGATATCGCCGGTTATACCAAGCCGGCAGACGTGAAAGTCACGGTAGCCGATGGAGAGGACTTCACCGCTTCCGGTACTTATACCAAATCGTAAAACCAGTAAATAAATAAAACGATGAAAGATTTCAGAAAAGTTTTGTCCGTATTGTTTCTGCTAGCGGTGCTATCCGTCCTCTTCATGGGGGCGGACGTTCCGGCGGATTATGTGATGTGCGCCTCGTTTGGCCCTGTTTTATGGCCAGCCGGAGCGGACAATATGGGGGGTTATAAAGGTCGTATCGCCTTTATTCCGGAAACCTCAGTCTCTGTCGTCCCCACGCTCCCCAAAGAGGCCAAGGCCACAGCCGATTTCGTGACGGCGACAGGAGCTTTTACCTTTTTAGAGTCGGGAGGTAAACCGACACCTATTTACGCGACACGGGCAACCGTAGGATACAAAGCGGAGTCTCAAGGCGAGACAGATTGTAAAAGTTACAAGATCAGCGGCGAGTTCTTCCACCCCGGCAAGAAAGTGGAAGCCGCCGCTTTCGCCCGGCAGATCTGCAATACGCCCGGCTATTTGATCATCGAGGACAACGAGAGCCAGCAGCTTATCGGACAGCCCGGCTATCCTTGTACGGTTACCGCCTCTTTCGACGGCGGCAAGGCGGCGGCCGACAAAAGAGGTTGGTCCTTCACTTTCGAGGCCGATAGCCCCGCCCCTATGATTATCATGGGAACGCCTATCGATATAGACGCATTATTCACCGGGGTAGCTCCTACTCCACCGGAAGGAGGTTCTTAAATGATAACATTGCAAAATTGGTTAGCGGACCGTAAGCGTAAATACGCGGACGGTCTAGCGCTTTTTCAAGCTCTAGCTCCGGAGGAGATGAGAAAGAAGTATATCGCTTTCTTTAGCGAGGTAAAGGAGGTTCCGCAGTTCGATTCCCATTTCACCGTATTGGTGAATAAGTTGACAACCGTAGCGCGCCTATCGTCGGCCCAACCCCAGATAACAATCTCCGAACGGGGTTCGATACTCTTGAAAACAGCGGTCGCAGCAACAAAGGCGATCGAGAAAACAGCGAATCAGCTAAAAAGCGATAAAGTCTTAAAAGAAATCCTCGTGAAAGAATCCGAGCTATTCAAGCTACAAGACAAGATCACCGAGCTGGAGGAAGACAATGACGATAAATCCGGAGAGATCGATCAATTGCAAGCCGAGCTGGAGGAAGCGCAGGAAGAGTTGCAAGAACTGCAAGATCAATTCGCCCTGTTACGGCCCGGAGCGAAGATCGCCACGTACTCCTCCCTTCCGGATAACATCCGTACGATCTTCGACGAGGTCCGCCAGATCACCCCCTTGTACGCCGCCTTATTCACGGAGATGCAGAACGAGGCCCTTACTCCGGAGCAACGCAAGCCGATCGCCGATCAGGTGCATGAGCTTTGGACCCGCCGTGCCAAGCTATGGGACCAGATCGACGCTTGGGCCGAAGGTAAGCAGATCCAGTTAAAAACCGAGGTTCAAAAAACCGAGGAACTCCCGGCCGATCAATTGCTGAAAGGTATGCAAATCGCCAACCGGATCGAACGACTGAGGGAGAATATCCGGCGCACGGAAACCTCTATCGCCCAACATAAGAAAAACGGGAAGCTTAACCTCCAGCAAAAAGCAGAACAACGCTTGGCTGATTACAAACGTGAGCTGGCGGAACTGGATAACTTGAAATAAATCTTGCTTCCATAATGAAGGGGAATAGACAATCCATAAGGTATTGGCTGTTCCCCTTTATCATAACCTCTTTAGAAAGAATGAACAAGGAACTAACATCATACGACAAGATAGCCACGGTACTTTTCAAAGGGCATGAAGAAGCGGCAAGCCTTCTCTCCTGCCGGGAGCTTATGCAAAAAGATCGCTGGATGTTATGTGTTTCCAAGTTATTGGAAGACCCCATGACAGCCGACAAAGACCTGATCGCTTTCCTGATGGCCGGTTGCGACGGCAGTTGTGAGCCCGTATCACAAGCCACCGCTTACCGTGATCTGGCCGCTATCCGGAGACTCGTAGGAAATGTACAGTTAGCCGGCAAGAACTGGTATCGTTACATGGTGATCGAGGCCGCCAAGGAAGGTATCCGCATCGCCCGGGAAGCCAAAGACCCCAAAGGTATCGCCGCCAACGCGGACAAGATCGGTAAATACACCCGCTCCGATAAAGAAGACGATGACATTGATCGAAGCGCTTGGGAACCACCCTGCTTTGAGCCATCCGATGATGTCACGTTAATGGGAGATGATTTCAAGCCTATCCCTAATCTTGAAGAAGAAAGGAAATCATTCCGGGCATTGTTCAAGCAAGATCATGATATCGTAGATATTGAACCCATTACAGACGACTATGGCACTGATGACTGAACCTTTCACCCGTAAAGCGAAAGAGGCGCAACGCAAGTTTTTCAATAAGATGCAACGCATGGGAATGGCGATCGCCGCCCACGACGAGTATTGGGTGTGTAGCCGTGGTACCGGTAAATCCGAGGGTTTGGACGCACGCTTCATCATCCGGAATGTTTGGTCTATGCCGGGTTCTACCGGGGCTTTAATCTCTCCATCCTATGCCAAGGCTTGGGGTAATACGCTACCGGCTATTATCCACGCTCTCGCCGAATGGGGCTATATCGAGGGCATTCATTTCTTTGTTGGCCGCAGGGCACCCCTGTCCGCCAACTTCGGAAAGCCCAAGCGCCCGCCGCTTCAGACCGCATGGGGCAATTGCATTCATTTCTGGAATGGCACCGTATTGGTCGTACTCTCCTTCAGTCAAGGGATGTCAGCGAACTCCATGTCCTTAGATTGGGTAATCGGTCCGGAGGCGAAATTCCTAGACTACGATAAGATAAAATCCGAGGTTGATCCCGCCAATCGGGGAAATTTGCAAGATTTCAACCAATGCCCTTGGCATCATTCCGTTCTCTATTCCACGGATATGCCAACCTTAAAAGCCGGACGTTGGATATTGGATAAGATCAACGACATGAATCCGGTTCATATCAACTTGATCCGGAACCTATACCGGGAAATGAAATTAACCGAGCGCCTTCCGGAACAAACATCATACACCCAACGCAAATACAAAGAATTACGCCATGACTTAATGTTGGCCCGTAAGTATCAAGCACCTGTCAAACCTATGCGTGGCAAGACCCGGGAGTACACGGTATATTACGGAGAGTATGATATTTTCGATAACATGGAAGTCGTAGGCAAGGATTACATTTGGCAAATGTACCGCAACGTCCCTTCCCTTATATGGCGTACCGCGTTCATGAACGAACGCCTGTTCCGTGTCGCTAATGGCTTCTATTCGGCCTTGAACGATTACCATTTCTATACCCCCGGCGATACTCGCTACATGGGTAGCATGGGAGCGGACTGGAACCGGCTGCAACTGGCCGGATGCCTAGCCGATGGGGATCTGGATATGGACGCTCCATTGCTAATCGGTTTCGATAGTAACTCCGCAATCAATACCGCATGTATCGGACAGGTACAAGGCCATCAATTACGTACCCTAAAGAGCTTCTTTGTCAAGACCCCCGATAAGCTGGATGAATTGGCTCGTCAGGTTTGCGAATACTACAAATACAAGCTCAAACGTGATATCATCTTCTTTTATGACCAGACCTTCACGTGGACTACCGGCAATAACTCCGAGTCCTATCAAGATACCATCATCCGGATCTTCAAGGAATATGGTTGGGATATCACCGATATCTATATCGGACAGGTAAGCCGCCACGACTGGAGGCACGAGCAAATAGACCGGGCCTTAAAGCATGATCCGGCACTCCTTTATCCTGTTTTCAATAAATACAACAACGAGTTCCTCAAACTCGCCATGGAACAAACAGCGGTGAAAGTAGGCAAGAACGGATTCGAGAAAGACAAATCGCCGGAAGCTACAGAAGACAGCCCCGATAACCCGGATGAGTACAAGACACACATTACCGACGCATGGGATACATTGTTTGTCGGTGCGAATTTCTTTATGCCTGAACTTGCGTACGCAGAATCCGGAATCATCTTCCTTCATTAAAAATCTGTAGACGCATTTCATGCGTGATCTGTCTGAGGGAGGCAGCAGATAAGGTGAAAAATTGAACTTGCGCCCGCATTTTTTTTGTAGGGCGCTGCGGGGTGCTTTCGCACGCTTTGAGAAAAAAACGCTACTTGAGAGGTGCGCAACTATTAAGTATCAATAAATTAACATTTCAACAATGAGAAACCGTTGCGAAATATGCGGGGACAAAAAAAGAGCCCCTGTTATGGAGGCCCTAAATGCGCTGTTATGATTTGTACTTGCCGTGGCGTGAGTAAGCGTTGCCCGGAATGATACCCGGCTTCGGTAATCTCATAAAGTAACGCCTTGTTTAGATTAATCCATCTCTTTAGCTGGATCGAGGCCGAAGCTGGTGCGCTATTCGGGAAATATTGAATGCCTAGCTCCTGCAATCCGTAAGCCCTTATCTTAAAATTCTCATTGTCCATCCTTCTCTATTTATAAATTATCAAATATACTGAATACTAACCTCATAAAAAAAGGACGCACCCTCTTTTCCAAAACGATGCGCCCTTCTCCCTCAAACGATGCGTGCTTTTAGCCTAGATCTCGTCCGGACTCTCGGAGTCGTTTCCTCCTTCGCCTTTTTCCACGCTTACCTTCTCGAATCGCAATACCTTCGCTTGCGAGCGAAGCGCCTTACCCGGAGAGAAGGTGTACTTAGGACGACGAATCTTAGTGGCGTTGAAATCCTTCTCCACCTTCGTCCCCTCACTACCGAACGTGATACGGAAATTACCGAACTCACCCAGCTGCACGATCTTGCCGTCCGACATCTCCAGCTTCATCACGTAGATAAGCGAGTCCAGCACCGCTTTCACGTCTGCGCTAGATACGCAAGAACGCTCGCCAATCATGGAGCAAAGACGCTCCATATCACTAGTACCCGTAGATTTCGCCTGTGCGTAATAAAGCTTATCGCCTTCAGTCGCTCCCTTGTGCATGTCCCGTCGCTGCACTAATTTGTAAGTTGTAGCCATTGTTTGTTGATTGTTTTGAAGTGAATAATAGATAGTTGTGTCACAAAAACAATACAAAAGAGATATAATATCTACACACACAATTAAGATAAATCCAGTTATACATAGGAGATGATATATATATGGTTTTAAAGCCATAATCCCTAAAGATCAAAATCAAATTGCAATAATTAACAAAAAAACTTATTGATAAACTTGTAGATCAACATATTTATGTTTTACTTTGCAGAGTAAATTTTTTATATAAAGATGTCCACAGATCTATTTGTGGAAATATAAGATAAACAAAAGATTAACATAACATGGTCACCAATAGTAAATTGGTGACTTTTTTATTAATATATATATTTACATTTTATGCCAGAGAAAAAAAAATTCGAGTCAGAGTTATTTAAGTTCGCATACATACCAAAGTATGACGAAGTAGTCACTTACCTTGTAGAAAGCCTTGCAGACAAGGATGACCAGTGGGAATACTCAGATAAATCGGATGCTAAGTACCCGATTATTCGGAATTATCTTGAACACTATTTTCGCAAATTGAAATCTGAAGATAAAATTGCTTTTACTTTAGACAACAAGTATGCGTGTTTTAACACGGGATTAGTGACTGATAATTGGGAAGAGATTTTCGCCTTTTTTGAAAGGTATAGAACTCCTAAACCCGGAACTCCACCTTATTGTTTTAAAGCATTTTTAAAGAAGAGCAATTTTCAATTGCTTCAGCATTTCAACAACAATTTACCTGAGATCGCAGACTTTTTCATAAAACCGGAAGAGTTGATTTTCAATCCTAAATGTGATTTGATACCGGATATTGATCATATTATAGAAGACAATATCGGTCGTTTCCCTGGACATATGCAGCAAGATGGGAACGCAGAGATGAGAAGGAAACTGGAAGGTGCTATCGAAGAGGTTAAACGGAAAGTAAAAACCAACTACAAAATAGCGGTTCCTCAGTATTTTAACAACAGAATACAGCTATTGTTACCATTATGCCTAACTCCGAATTCACCTAATCCGGACTTGGCATTAGTCGTTCATAAACTGAACGATACGACTTATACCGCTCGTACTTGTTTGACTTTGAAAATGGCATACAATAACGCTCGATTGATTGTTAAACCTCAAAGTTCTTGGTTAAAACCCTAAGATTATTAAGCCGGCCCAATAAAAGCCGGCTTTTTCTTTGCCATCCCAAAAACTTTCACCATATTTGCAGTGCTCTATTTCACGAAAGGCGGGTGACCGCCGAACATATTTGTATCGGCATTTTTTGTGTCCATACTAGTACGTATATATAATACAACGGTTTCGTACCCCCTTGATATGGCTTAATGGCCATAACTGCCTTTCGTGGTGTAGAGCAAAGGGACAGGCGAGACCGTTTTTTGTTTTTCCTGCCCCAAACAAACAATGTTAGTTATGCTCAAACACGAAAACATTTGTTTGCCGGGGAATAATAGTACCCTACAATCAACGTCCACTCACGAAACGAGTTTCCTTTCTTGGGCTACCGCCCAAAAGGTCTACAACCTCTTACCTCTTGGTATCGCCTCCTGTGAATCCATTTACGAGGCTAAAATGTACACAGTAGCCTTATTAGCCATGCTATCTCCGGCGTTCTTACCGCTGGTCATCGTAGCTTGGTTCGTTTATAACTCAGCGAAGAAAGGAGGTCAAAAATGATGAGATTGGAAGATATACGTATATCAAACCGGATGCTGGATGCGATCAGATATTGGCAGGAAAATGATAAAGGTGGGTTAGAAGAAGATGTTAAGGCCATTGATGATGCTATCA